GGGCCTGACGAACCGCGAGGAGATCATCGAGATGCTGAAGCAGTCGATCTCGAACGCGGCCGCGATGGAAGACGCGAGTACCCAGCAAGCGGTCGACCCGGCGCAGCAGCAGCTCCAGGCGGCGACGCTGCAGTACCAGATCGCCGAGCTGGCCGCGAAGACCCGCGAGCTGAACGCCCGCGCCGGTCTGCAGGAAGCCAAGACGCAGACCGAAATGATGGAACCGCAGTTCCGACAGGTCGAGCTGGCGACGAAGGGCATCTATCAGGTGCAGGAAAACCAGCAGGCGGCCGAGTTCGATCGCCGCATGGCCGTGGTCGACCGCGCGATCGAGATGGAGGACATCAAATCCAACGAGCGCATCGCCAAGATCCAGTCCGGCGGCAAGGTGAAGAGCGAGGCGTTCAAGAGCGCCGGCGCCCTGGCGAGCGAGCGCGTGCGCGCGCAAGCCGAGCGTGCGAAATCGCGCGATGGCGTGCAGCAGGAGAAGGTGCGCTCGTACGGCTCGCTGATGGGCGAGCGCGCGAAGGCGAAAGCGCAAGAGCCCAAGGTCATGCCGGTCCCCGTGCCGGTGCCGGTCGGGCCGCGGCCCATGATGGGCTCGCAGGCACAGGTGCTTGGTTAAGAATTCGAGGAGCGGCGACGCACCGATTCGCTCCCGGTGTGGCGCCTGCCGCTGGGCTCTCCTGGCGGCCCTCGACCAAATTTCAGTGAGCGAAAGGAGCGACGCATGAGCGTGAAAACGCTGAAGGACGCCGAGCAGCAGCGGTACTACGACGCGCTGTTCGGGATTTACGGCACGGAAGGATGGGCGATCCTCATCGCCGACATGGAGCTGTTGAAGAAGCTGTACGACAGCATCGGATCGGCGAACAACGCGGAAGAGCTGTGGTTCCGCAAGGGGCAGCTCGACATCATCGAGCAAGTGCTGACGCATCAGGCGCGCTCGGAGCACGCCTACAAGTCCGCCCTCGAAGAGGACAGCGAGAGCGAGATCGACGACGTGACGACCGGCGGGGTAGCCCGCGTGGTGGGGCCCGATGGCGATCCGCGTATTTGATTTCCGGTGCCCGCTCGGGCACGTGACCGAGCACTTCGTCGATTCGGCGATCGAGGAAGTCCAGTGTCATTGCGAGTGCGTCGCGAAGCGGCAAATCGCCACGCCGCGCGTGAAGCTGGAAGGCGTTACCGGGTCGTTTCCCGGGGCCGCGATGCAGTGGGAGAAGCGCCGCGAGTCCCACATGGCGAAAGAACGCAAGAACGTGGAAAACCACGGCTCGTACGACTGATTTTTGTTTCAACAGCGCACGGCCCTTTCGGGGGCAGCCGGGCGCCCTACAACCTGCCCCTTTGAGCGAGAGGACAAGCAATGGCACTGCCAGCACCGACCAGCAAGGTTCTTGAAGACGGCGACGCCGCCCTTATCGAGGCGAGCACCGAAGCCGAGATCGTCGAAGACCCGAACACCGACAGCACCGAAGAAGAGATCGTCGATTTCGCGGCGATGACCGCGGCGCCGGCGAAACCGGACGTGCCGGCCGACGTCCCCGCGGCGAAACCGCCCGTCAAGAAGGCCGCCGCGCCGTCCGCCGACGACGAACTCCCCGAGGAACTCCGCGGGAAGACACCGGCGCAGCTCGCGAAGATGTACCGCGAAGCGCAGGCGCTCATCGGCCGCCAGGGCTCCGAGCTGGGCGAGTTCCGCAAGAAAGCGGATCTGCTGATCCAGGCGAGTCTTGCGAACATGCAGCGCAACCAGCCGGCGAAGAAGACCGAGCCGGTCGCGGACCCGGTCGCAGCGATGGACGAGAGCGAAATCTTCGCGAAGCCGAAGGACGCTATCGCGAAGATGATCGAGAATCATCCGGCCATCCAGGGAATTCGCAAGCAGCTCGGGCAAGCGGCGGCCAGCCAAGCGTCGATGCGCGCCCAGGCGGCGAGCGAGCGCTTCATGCAGGCGCATCCGGATGCGGCGGACGTGATTTCCGACCCGGAGTTTCGCCAGTGGGTCGCAGCGTCGCCGGTGCGCAAGCAACTCTTCCTCGCGGCGCACACGAAGTTCGATTTCAACGCCGGGGACGAGATTTTCAGCACGTGGAAGGCGCTGAAGGGCGTGGGCAAGCGCTCCAGCACCGAAGGCACGACGGACGGCGCTCAGGATGACAAGTCGGCGGTGAGCGCGGCAGCGTCCACCCTGGCGAAGCAGGCGGCAGCCAAGCGGGCAGCCGCAGCGGCCGCGGCGGCAGCGCCGACCGGCGGGGCATCGGCGGGCAAATCGGGCGGTGCGAAGAAGATTTATCGCCGCGCCGACGTGCTGCGCCTGATGGAGGAGCAGCCGGACCGCTACGAGATGATGGCGGACGAGCTGACCCTCGCCTACAAGGAAGGGCGAGTCCGTTGAGGCGCCTCGAAGTCGTCGACGCACGTCCGCCGAACTTCGAAGCGATCAAAGCTGTGCTCCCCGGTGCTGAAGGCGACGGGGTGATGTTCGCCTATGGCGGCAAGGTGTACGCGCCGGGCAGAACGAGCATTTCGATCGAGCTGAACGCGCACGAGGCGGTCCACATCGAGCGCCAGGGTGACGATCCGGCCGGCTGGTGGGAGAAGTACCTCGCGGACGCGCAGTTTCGCTTCGAGGAGGAGCTTCTCGCCTACCGTGAGCAGTACCGTGCGTACTGCAAGCGCCATCTGTGCCCGATGAAGCGCGCCCGCGAGCTGATGAAGATCGCCGGCATGCTGGCGGGGCCGCTGTACGGCGGCCTGATGCGGGTGCAGGACGCGCGGGACGCAATTCTCGCAGTATAAGCGCGCAGCGGACGAGGCTAAGGCCCGGTGTGAGCCCGGGATGGGCGGCGAGCGGCTGACCAGCGCTTTGTGGTAAGATAGCTTTATGGAAACTTCGAATCCACGACCAACCTCTTCAGGGCGTAATGTCAGCCTGGAAGACGGCCGCATTCGGAGTGCGGAGGACGTGGGTTCAAATCCCACCGCCCTGACCATCCATCATCGCTAGTCCCTACGGTGGGGCTAGTGTAGGGGCAGCACGCGAGGCTGTGAACCTCGCAGGCCCGGTTCGAGTCCGGTCCTCACCCCAAGATCCAAGTAGCACCCGCTCTTTGCGCGGCTGGACCCCGTCCTCGCCGCAACTAAGGGCGGTCCCGCGGCCCGCTAGTTCAGTGGCAGAACGCCCGCCTGTCTAGTGGGAAGCTAGGGTTCGATCCCCTAGCGGGCCGCCAATATCACCCGAGGACACTACTCCACCGCGCGCTTCGGCGCTCGGCCCCTCGGCCGCAGTCCCCTCGCAGATAGGGAGCGCAACGCCCCTGCGAGTCCTCCGTTGCCCGCCCCCGGATTGTGTCAAGGGAAAAGCGGTCTCCTGCGTCAACCCCTCCCTTCCAACGCAATAGTTTGCTGCGTACGAAGACAAGAGTCAGATGCGCGTGACACGTTTGCATCATCCCTTTTCCAACTCTCTCATCGAAAGGTTTTCCCGTGGCATACGGAGACGACAACGTAGTTAGCGCAAATCTGGCGACCGCCGGCTTTGTGCCCACCCAGTGGATGGACGAAATCATGGCGGCCCACAAGAAGAACGTGGTCCTGGCCTCGCTCGTCCGGAAGCTCAACGTCAAGGGCAAGAAGGGCGACACCGTCAAGCTGCCCAAGCCGACCCGTGGCTCTGCGACCGCCAAAGTCGCCGACACGATCGTGACGACTCAGACCGCCGCTGGTTCCAGCGTGACGGTCAGCCTGACCGCGCACTTCGAGTACTCGCGCTTGATCGAGGACATCGCCGAAGTGCACGCCCTGGCGTCCATGCGTAAGTTCTACACCGACGACGCGGGCTACGCGCTGGCGGTGCAGAAAGACACCAGCATCTTCCAAGCCGCGCGCACGCTTAACGGCGGGTCGGGCACGGACGATTGGTCCGGTGCGGTTATCGCCGGAGACGGTACGACCGCGTTTACGGACGCGTCGGACAACGCCTCGGCCATCACCGATGCCGGCATCCGCCGCGTCATCCAAGTCCTCGACGACAACGACATCCCCATGTCGGACCGCTTCCTCGTGATCCCGCCCGTTGGCCGGCGCATCATGATGGGCCTCGCTCGCTTCACGGAGCAAGCGTTCGTCGGCGATGGCAAGACCATCCGCAACGGCAAGCTGGGCGACGTGTACGGAGTTTCGGTGCACGTCAGCAACAACTGCCCGTCGCCGGACACCGCGACGACTGTCAAGATCGGCCTGCTCGCTCACCGCGACGCGCTGCTCCTGGCGGAAGTTCTCGGTCCGCGCGTGCAGACCCAGTACAAGCAGGA